GCTATGAGGGCATCACAGTCCTCGTGGAAAGATGAATGGCTGACCCTACTGTTCAGCATTCCTCTAGTACTGAGCTTCTGTGGTGAATGGGGTAGGGCGATAGTGGCAGACGGATTTACGGCTTTGGCAGGAATGCCACAGTGGTATCAGATTGCGTTAGGAGCTATTGTAAGTGCAAGCTTTGCCACACGGTCTGCAGGTAAATTTTTTAATAGGATGAAAAAGAAATGACATTTAAACTATCAAGCAGAAGTTTAGGTAAACTAGAAGGTGTAAACGAATTATTAGTAGACACAGTAAAACGTGCCATCGAAGTGAGCAAGGTGGACTTTGGAGTTATCTATGGTGTCCGTTCCTTAGCAGAACAGGAGAAGCTGTACAAGTCAGGACGCTCACAGACTATGCGTAGCAAACACCTTATACAAGAAGACGGAACATCACATGCTGTCGATTTAATGGCTTATGATGGCAGTAATCCAAGTTGGGACATCGTGATGTACGATGACATAGCAGACGCAATGAAAGCTGCAGCAAAAGAGACAGGTGCTAAGATACGTTGGGGAGCTGCATGGAATATAGATAATATAGTGGACTGGGAACGTCCAATGCAAGATGCAATGAATAACTATATAGACGTAAGAAGAAATCAAGGACGCAGACCATTTATTGATGGTCCTCATTTTGAACTAAATTAGTATGACAAAAAAAGTAACCAAAAAATCTATGCCTTGTAATAAACCAAGGCGAACACCCAAACATAAAACAAAGTCTCATATAGTAAAGGCTTGTTCTAAGGGTAAAGAAAAGATTATACGGTTTGGTCAACAAGGTAAAAAAGTAGGAACAGTAAAAGGCACAGCAGGTAAACCTAAAGCAGGTGAATCAAAAAGGATGAAAAGTAAAAGAAAGAGTTTTAAGGCTAGACACGCTAAGAATATTGCAAGAGGTCCTATGTCAGCAGCCTATTGGGCAGATAAGGTAAAGTGGTAATATGAAACAACTTACAGACAAACAACAAAAATTTCTTGAGGTTCTTTTTGAGGAAGCTCAAGGCAGTGCAGTTATGGCAAAGAAGCTTGCAGGATATAGTGATAATGTTGCTACATCTTCTATAACTTCTGCTTTAAAAGAAGAAATAGCTGACCTAACTAAAAAGTTTATAGCTACATCTGCTACTAAAGCTGCGTACTCAATGCACGAGGTAATGCACAATCCTACAGATTTAGGTAACAAAGAAAAGATGATAGCAGCCAAAGATATTTTAGACCGCAGTGGGTTTACAAAAACAGACAAAGTAGAAGTAACAGCAGCAAGTCCCTTATTTATTCTTCCACCAAAAAATAATGAAAACGACTAAGAACTGGACACTTCCTGTACCTGAAGAAACTGAAGATGGTTTTGATTGGAAACCGATTGTAAGAGTAGGTAGAACAATTCCTTTTGGTTACAGGCAAGACCCAAAAGATTTAGATGTGCTACTACCAATAGATGATGAACTAAATTTGTTTGAGAAAGCTAAAAAGTTTTTAAAACAATATAGTTATAGGGAAGTTGCTAATTGGTTAAGCACACAATCAGGGCGGTATATATCTCACGTTGGTTTAATGAAGAGGATAAAGATTGAAGAAAAGCGTAAGAGACAAGCTTCAAACAAACGCTATCTTGCCGAAAGGTACAAGGAAGCCCTCGAAAAAGCAGAAAAGATTGAAGCAAGTCAGTTCGGAAGAACAGAAGAAAGTCTACGCACAAGCGAAGCCTGAGCCAATAGAAACGGAAGAAGCACAAAGAATTATCTTCCAACCAAACAAAGGACCTCAAACAGAGTTTCTTTCCTCTACAGAACGTGAAGTGTTATATGGTGGTTCAGCAGGTGGTGGCAAGTCTTACGCAATGTTAGCTGACCCTGTGCGGTACTTTAACAATTCACACTTTAGAGGGTTGTTAATTAGACGAACAACAGAAGAACTACGAGAACTTATCTCTGCTTCTAAACAGTTATATCCAGAAGCAATACCAAATATAAGGTTTATGGAAAGAGATAAGACTTGGGTAGCACCATCAGGAGCTACACTATGGATGTCGTACCTAGATAGAGATGATGATGTTACACGGTATCAGGGACAGGCATTTAGTTGGATAGGATTTGATGAACTTACACAGTGGGGAAGTCCATACCCATTTAATTACATGCGGTCAAGACTACGTACTTCTAGAGGAAGTGGTTTAGAGTTGTATCAGAGAGCTACATCAAACCCCGGAGGAGCAGGACACAGTTGGGTTAAGAAAATGTTTATTGACCCAGCACCACATAACTCGGCATTTTGGGCAACCGATATAGATACAGGGCAAGTTCTTACAATGCCAAAAGGACATAGCCAAGAGGGTAAGCCACTTTTTAAAAGACGTTTTATACCTGCTACATTGTTTGACAATCCCTATCTAGCCGAAGATGGAATGTATGAAGCAAACCTTTTGTCTTTGCCTGAGTATCAGAGAAAACAACTACTAGAAGGTAATTGGGATGTTAATGAAGGTGCAGCGTTTCCTGAGTTTAATAGAGGAATACATGTTGTTGAGCCTTACGAAATACCCCAAAGTTGGACTAAGTTTCGTGCTTGTGACTATGGTTATGGCAGTCACACAGGGGTAGTGTGGATAGCTGTAACTCCTTCAGAGCAACTTGTTGTGTACAGAGAACTTTATGTATCAAAAGTGTTAGCTACAGATTTAGCTGATATGGTTCTTGAAGCTGAGTTAGAGGATGGTAAAATACGTTACGGTGTATTAGACAGTTCACTGTGGCACAAACGTGGAGATACAGGACCTTCATTGGCAGAACAGATGATAATAAAAGGATGTCGTTGGAGACCCTCTGATAGAAGTAGGGGAAGTAGAATTGCAGGAAAAAACGAAATACACAGGAGATTACAGGTTGACGAGTTTACTGAAGAACCACGACTTGTCTTCTTTAACACTTGTACAAATATTATATCTCAGCTTCCTTCTATCCCACTCGACAAGAGTAACTCGGAAGATGTAGATACAAAGTCTGAAGACCACTTGTATGATGCCTTACGCTATGGTGTGATGACTAGACCACGAAGTAGTTTATTTGATTATAATCCAGATACACAAAGAACTGGTTTTCAAGTAGCTGATTCAACTTTTGGATATTGAGGTAAAACATGGAAGAAGATGATATAAGCATAGACTCTGAGCAAACAGTTGCTATAGACGATATGAGTAAAAATGCTTTCCTAGATGAACAAGTAGGGGACATTGTACAGTTTGTAAAAGGTAAATACAGTAAAGCTGAAACAGCAAGACGCGGTGATGAGGAAAGATGGATACAAGCCTACAGAAACTACAGAGGTTTATATTCACCTGAGGTTCAGTTTACTTCAACAGAAAAGTCTAGAGTTTTTGTTAAGGTAACTAAAACAAAAGTTCTTGCTGCTTATGGACAACTTGTAGAAGTTTTATTTGGCGGTAATAAGTTTCCGTTAAGTATTGACCCCACAGTGCTTCCTGACGGTGTGGAGGATACAGTTAGTCTAGAAACAAATCCCAAAGTAAAAGAAGCTAAAGATGAAATAGTTGGTGCAGAAGGAGAAAGTTCTGAACTACTTCCCGGAGAAACTTATCCTGAGTTTATAGAACGCATAGGTCCTTTGAAAGATGATTTAAGTGGTGTAGAGGATGACCTGCAGTTAAAGTCTACAGGTAGTCCTACATCTGTTAACTTTCATCCTGCGATGGTTGCCGCGAAAAAGATGGAAAAGAAAATACACGACCAACTAGAAGAATCTAATGCAAAGAAACAACTGCGTTCTGCAGCATTTGAAGCAGCTCTTTTTGGTACAGGCATAATGAAAGGACCTTTTGCTGTAGACAAAGAGTATCCTAATTGGGATGAAGATGGTGTCTACTCTCCGCTATTTAAGACTGTACCTCAAACTTCTAATGTGTCTATATGGAACTTTTATCCTGACCCTGATGCTAATAATATGGATGAAGCAGAGTATGTAATAGAAAGACATAAAATGTCTCGTTCTCAACTACGTGCATTAAAACGCAGACCATTCTTTAGAAGCAACGCTATTGAAAAATGTCTCAGTGAAGGAGAGATGTATAATAAAGAATGGTGGGAACATGTTATGGAAGACAACTCTGAAGAAGACAGAGCCGAAAGGTTTGAAGTCTTAGAGTTTTGGGGTTTTGTTGATAGAGACATTATTGAAGAACACGATATTGAAATACCTGCAGAGCTTGGTGATGTAGAACAAGTTAGCGTAAATGTTTGGATTTGTAACAACAATGTGTTGCGTCTTGTTATGAATCCGTTTACTCCTGCTTATCTGCCCTACTATGCAACACCATATGAGATGAATCCGTATAGCATCTTTGGTGTAGGTATAGCAGAGAATATGGACGATACACAAACATTAATGAATGGTTTTATGCGTATGTCTGTAGATAATGCTGCACTGTCAGGTAATCTTTTGATAGAAGTTGACGAAACTAATTTAGTACCGGGTCAAGACCTTTCTGTCTATCCGGGAAAGATATTTAGAAGACAAGGCGGCGCACCGGGTCAAGGCATTTTTGGCACAAAGTTTCCTAACGTATCTAACGAAAATATGCAGATGTTTGACAAAGCACGACAGTTGTCAGATGAAAGTACGGGCTTTCCGTCTTTTGCTCATGGACAAACAGGAATTACAGGTGTAGGTAGAACAGCATCAGGTATTAGTATGTTAATGTCGGCTGCTAATAATTCTATACGTAGTGTAATTAAAAACGTAGATGACTATTTATTAGGTCCTTTAGGTAAAGCCTTTTTTAGTTTTAACATGCAGTTTGACTTTGACCCTGAGATAAAGGGTGACTTGGAAGTTAAAGCACAGGGTACAGAAAGTCTTATGGCTAATGAGGTACGTAGTCAAAGACTAATGCAGTTTATGCAAACAGTATCTAATCCTGCTCTTGCTCCGTTTGCACGAATGGATTACATAGTTAGAGAGATAGCAAAGTCTATGGACTTAGACCCTGATAAGGTAGCAAACTCTATGGGACAAGCTGCAGTACAAGCTGAGATATTAAGAAAGTTTCAAGAGCAGAATCCAACACCTCCTCCCCCACCACAACAGCCACAACAAGCACAGCCTACAGGGCCTGGTGAACAACCTGCACCGCCTGTAGGTGGACAGGTTCAGGATACACAAGGCACAGGGGGAGGAACTATAGGTACAGGCTCAGTGCCTACACCTGATGAACCGGGGTTTCCAGCTAATACAGGAACAGTTCAATGAACCTAAAAAAATTAGTTAATGACAAAACTCTATGGGATAATTTTGTAGAGTATATTGATGATGCGATTGCAAAGAACCATACAGCTTTAGAACAGTCTGATAACCATGTTGTTATTCACAGACTACAGGGTGCAATAGGTGCATTACGCAGACTTAAATATCTTAGAGAAGAAATGAATGGCACAAACTAAATCAAAAGAAATACCTTTTTTTCCTGAGTATGACCCTATTATAGTTGATACCGAAGAAGAAGCACAAAGGTTAAACGAAGAAAGGTCTATTCTTAAAAAGGTATTTTTTCCGATTGACTCACGAGTTGTTAGTCAAGAAAAGATAAATCAAATACTTGACCCTAATTATGAGCCTGAATCTAAAATAGGAGAAGTGAATCCTCACCTACGTGATATTTTAGCTCTAAAAGATAATCAAGCCTTTCAAGACCAATATAGAGAACTTAATAATTTAAAAGCTGTTGAACACAGAAAGACTAACGAGAACAGTGTTCAGAATGCTGCATATGATTTCTTTCACAATAAGCTAGGGCTATCTCCTTCTACAGCAAGTAACCTGACTTCTTTAGCAGACTTTACTCCTATATATGGAGAACTTGTTTCTGTGGAAGATGCAGCCAATGCTTTTAAGAATGGACACATGGGAGAAGCCGCATTTCATTCTGCTCTTGTAGGAATAGGTGTAATACCTTACGCAGGTGACTTATTAGTTAATGCACTCAAACCTATGAGAAAAAAGATACAAGGAGAAACAAACAAGTTACCTTTAGGCACTAAGTCAATGTTTGCCTATGATGACTCAAGCATAGCTTTGCAAACCTCAGGTGGTAAAGTACAGTTAAATTCAAACCTACAAAAGTCCAAAGATGATTTTTTAAATTTTATAAAGTCTAAAGATGAGTTTAAAAATAAAATAGATGTTGACCAAAATGGTGAAGAGGTTTACACAGGCAACATTATTTTAGAATTAAAAACTATGCCACAAGAATTAGCTGATGAAGTTACAAATAAGCTAGATGAAATGTGGGTAAAAAATGGGTGGACAGTAGGTTTAAATGGTAGATTCTTTACTGAGATAGATGACAGTCTTGCTAGATTTGACTCAGAAAAATTTTTAAATCATCAAAGAAACAGTATAAGAAGTAATAATAATTTTGGCACTCTGTATGAAGAAGAAATTGTACCTGATGCAATGAATCTTGAAGATGTTTTATACCATCCAAAATTGTATGAAGCTTATCCTGAGTTAAGAAAACTTCCTATACAAATGATGAAACAAACAGTTGCTATAAAAAAGGCAAGAACAGCTGCTGATTACACACCAAGTTCTAATGCAAAAATACGTCTTCATCCTCAAATTTTTCAAGTAGAGGGACGAGTAGGTTTTAATACAAAAGGTGCAACAAGACCTTGGGCTAATTGGTACAAGAGTTTTGAAAAAGATTTATACACGACTACTCAAGAGTCTGCGTTAGACAAACCTTATTCTCTTGTTAGTATATTACATGAAGTGCAACATGCAATACAACACATAGAAGGATTTCCTGTACAAAGAGATGGAGCAGTTCTAGATTTTTTTGCTAAAAGAAGTCAAGAATTACAAAATGAACTGACTAGGCTTAGAACTAGAGCAGATAGTGCAAGTAGGACTATAGAAAAATTAAATGAAGACTTAAAAGACCCCATAGCGTATGTTAAAAAATATGGCACAGCAGGTGCAATTAAAGACATTACTACACCCGGTCCTTCTCAAGATAAAGCGATTGAAGAGTTAACTTCAGGGTGGAAAAGAATAATTAAAAAGAATGAAGAAGAACTAAATTTAAACTATGTTAAACAACTTCATTTAAAGTATGATATAGAGGAACTAACTGGTAGAACACAAACAAATGATGTATATTACAATAGTTGGAATGAGATTGAGTCAAGAAATGTAGAAAATAGATTGTGGATGGACATGAGTCAAAGACGAAAGATTAGTCCATATCATACCATGTCCTCTGGTAAAAGAACAAATAGAAGA